ACACTTGTAGTAGTGTTGTTCGTGGCCTTGACCGTTTTTGGCCTCTGTGCATCCATTTATAACTATCCAACTTTGCGCCTTTGTAGGCGTGTAAGACGGTGCAGAACAACCTGAAACGCGCTGTATTCTGTCACCAGCAAACCGCCAACCGCCAGGCGTTGCAAATTCGTACCATTTACCCGTCACAGTGTCAATTGCAACACGGGCAGAACGCGACGGCGGAACAAACGTAGGTATTCCGTTTGTGTACGAAATACCCGCACCGTAAACGGTATTATTTTGCGCCACGCATTTAGCATGAAGCAGCAAAACCGAAATAATGAATATAAAAATCGCTTTTCTCATGGTGCAATTGATACTACTGTGCCGCCCTTCATTCCGTAAAAATTATTAGTCGAAAGGCGGTAAATGTCATTTACTTGTAATCCTGCTGCAATTGCCTCATCATCCGAGGCGAAGTACTGCAAATTTGTATAAGTTTGGCCGGTCAAGCCGTCCCGTTTTATTCTCACTGTGTAGGTACTGACACTCACATAAAGCATAGAATCCGGCTCTATTCCCTGCTGTGTAGATTCGTACCTGATACCGTCAATCGCTGTAACTTCGCTCATAAAAGTAACGTCGCCGCGAAATTGGTCTATTGCAATTCTCATTGTTTCGTCGCCCGTGGCGCACGCTTCAAACGTTTGAGCGTACACCCTGGATTCAACCACCACGTTATCCACTTTCGATGTTCCCGTTTTGGTCGGTGCTGGATTGTTGCCCGTAACGGTCAAAACGACAAGCGGATAAGATGAGGTTTGAGGAGCCACGACCGGGAACACCCGATCACCAAAAATATCAAAAGCGTCTGAATAGTCCGCAATTATTTTTCTAAGTGGCCCCTGTATGTTCATTTTTTAAGTCGCTTTATTTTCTTTTTTAGGTTGTTCACAATTAGTATTTTAGTAGGCTCTTTCATTCGCGCCCATGTCGGCCCAACAAACGGCCTCGCTGTCATATTTCGCGTTCCTTTCTCGATCATGTGGGCATAGTAACCGTCTGTCCTGCCATGCGGCCCAAAATCGCCTTTTGCGCTGCCTTTTGCCAGTTTTGCCCCGACCGTTACCCGGTAATCCTGTTTTTTTAATGCCAGCACCGCGAATGACGCTGCAAGGTTTCCGGGCGCGTAAGTAGCAACAACCGTACCTTTACCGCGTCCGGCCCGTATCTTTTTAGATAGCTTTACCGTACTGTACCGCTTATGTACTTTCTTTCCGTGCGGGGCTGCGATAAATAGCGCGTTAACGAGCGGCTTTGCGGATACTTTCAAAATGCGCGACGTGTCAGACTTCGCCTTTTTGCTTATTTCGCGCAGTTCCCCGATTAATTGCGCAACCTCCTGCTGTGTACTATTCGACATTTACCGCTGTAATTTTTAGCCGATCATTCCGGCCAATTTGTGCAATATTGATAATATCGTAATTCTCCCCATCGTAAACAATCCGATCTTTAACCGTTATATCTGTATCGCGTATCGTAAAGTTAACGGGCGAAGTCGTAAGGTTCAACCCGTCCATAATTTGCTCATCCTGTCTTGAAATCGGATATTCTACCGCAGCCCAAACTGTCAAAAGGTCTGTAAAAACCTCCACCCGTTCGGCAAAAGCGTTTTCTTCCAATTCGCGCCGCTGTATAGTAATTTCCCTATCCATAACCCCGATTTTTTCATTCTTATTCATATCTTCGACATTACTTTAAAGGGCTGAATAAGATGATCGACCGCCGTCGGCAACTGCTTTACGCTGTCTGTGCGGTTTTCGTACATATCGGATAACGTAAGCAATACCGCCACAATTAGCGGTTTCGGTATCGTTTCGGCTGTGTATCCGCTTGCGTAAATCACTTTAAACTGCCACCCGTCAGGCCATCCATCGGGGGCGTAAATGCGCGGCCTATTATAACCAGCATCATTTACGCCGCCCGTGAATGTCGTAAAATCGGCGGGGGCCTCTACTGTATTATAAGACATCGAAGTAAGCGACGTAAGCGGCAAAGAAAGGTCAAGGTATTGGCCAGGTGCGGGAATAGTATCGAAGACCTGCGTAACCGTTGACGCTAAAAGCGTAATGTGTGCATTTTCTTCTACCACTCGAATCGCAGCCCTTAGATACAATTCGATTAACGTATCCTCGCTGCTGTGTGTAACTCGCAGGTGTTGCTTTGCTGTTGCGACTGTTACGGGCAAATCTGCCGAATACGTTACTTGAATACTTGTATCTAGATACTTTGTCATTTTTTGCGCTTTTCTGTGTGCTTATTTGTTCCGGCGTTTCTGACCGTGCGGAAATATCGAGCGCGTGGCCACCTCTTACGAGGTCTTTTGCAACGGATTCCGGCATCTGGTCAGGAACGGAATACACCCCGCAGCGGTAACAATATGTCGTACCTGCTGCGGGGCGTATTACTTTTACTGTCGTTATCACTACGACGCGGCTGTGATTAAGTGTTTAACGGCGGCGGTGTCCATCAATTCACCATCCCAACGGCTGAAAGCGTAAAACGCTACTTCGCCGGTGGCCATGTGCAGCATATCATTCCGCATAACGGTCATATCTTTGACCATGCGAACACGGTACTTGTCAAAATCACCGAACAAAACCAGTTTAGACGCGGCGTTGATGCTGCTGTCCATATCCTGATTAATCCAGTAGTTGTAGCCGTTTACGGTTGCTGGTGCGCCGTCGCGGAACGAAGGCTGCCAAACGCCCGCACCGCTTCCAGTATCGGCTAAAGATAGCTTTTTGATCGCTTTCAGCACAACGTCGTTGAACATATAGCCGGACGTGTTACGGCGGCGGTATGCAGGGTCTACGCTGTGCTCCAGGTCGATGAGTTCGGCCAAAGTGATTGCGGTAGCTGATGCGGCGGTTACGCCCAAAGTGGACGCTACAACGATACCGTTAGGATCGCCGGAGCCATCGCCCAATGTCAACGTGTCGTTAGCGGCGCGGCCAAAACTTTCGGCAAACGCTTCGCGCATTTCGCCCAAAATATCGAACTCGCTATCTTGCATCAACTCCCAAGAGAATTTCAGCGCGTCGGTATATTTGTAGGCGTCCATTACCTTCTGACCGTAGGTAATGTCGTTAATAGCAATACTTCCGCTTTCCGCTGTTTTTACCGCTTTGCGGGCTGTCAGGTCTTTGGACGGGAATGTGATTTGCCCACCGCCAGCGGTAGAGAATACGCGCGCAACCTGCAAGACACCGGAGTAGTCTTTCATTGACGCGATAATCTCATTTTGCAGCAAAATAGGAACGAGATAACCGCCCAAAGAGTTGGTGCCTACAATCTGCGTATTTGTGCCGCGCATTTCAACTTTGGCTTTGTTGAACTCGCGCTGCTCCTCTGTGGATAGCGAAGCGGTGCCGTACTTCATTGCCCGGCTGAAAATATCAAGCTGGTTTTTCAGTTGGTCCTCGGACGGTTTGCGGCCTGTTTTTTCGCGCTGTTCGGTTTCTTCTGATTGCTCAAAAGCAAAAGCAGCGGCGCGCTTTTCGGATTCCATTACATCGCTTTCGCGTTTGTATTCTTTTTCAAGGCGAAGGCTGTCTGCCTGAGCGCGCTCGAATTTTTCGTCAAGCTCTTTTACCCGCGCCTCTGTGATGCCTTCCGCCTTCATGTCTTTGAGGGCTTCGCGCATAACAGCTACGGCGTTCGTATGCTGACGCTTCAGTTCATTTAACTGTTCTTGTGTCATTGTGTGTATTTATATTAGTGAACGCTCGGACGCGAGCAATTGTAATTCGTAAATTTTTAAGTCTTTTTGTTTCGGATTTTCGGCTTTCGCCTCATCTTTTGACCGCTTTGCTACGCTGGTATCTTCATAGGCCGGGAACGTAACAGGGGACACGTCGTAAAGAACGCCGCCTTTCACCAATTCCCTTATTTCGATTTTGCCGCCGTAGGATAAACGATCTAAAGTGTCGTCGTCAAACACCCCGGCCAATTCGGCCCGGTCAACTTCGCGCCTTACCGCTTCTTTTACGGTAAATTGAAACGAACTTTGAAATATATCACCGCGCTTTACCTCCTCGTATGTGTCCCGGCCAGTTGTTGTGTCCGGCAATTCCACCTCATACTCCAACCCGTCTGGCGTTATGCTTAATTTTAAAGTACCGTTTGAGGTGCGGCCCAACACTAAGCTACTGTCGTGGTTCTTCAATGCAGCGGCCTTTGTCGTGTCCATTTCATCAAAAAACCCGGGCTTTATCACCTCTGCATACCAACCCATATTAGTATATGAATCGAAACGCGCAGCAAGGCCACCGATAACCATTTTATCCGGCGTGTCGTCTTTTTTACGGGCTTCAATCCCATAAAATCGTACCTCTGCGTTTTCGCTCGCTTTTTTAAACTGTGGTGTCTGTTCCTGTCCCATCTTGTTGTACTGGTGTTGTATTTATATTTTCCAAAGTGGACATATTTACCTGTATGTGGTGCGTGTCGCCGCCTTCTACCGGGTTAAGGTTGTCAAGTGCGCGAACCTCGTTAATAGAGTATACCCCGTTATTGAGCATCGTTTGAAAATATGTTGCCCGGCTTGCACTGTCGCCCCTCAAAAGGCTATCCAGGTTAAAGCGGAAATACCGCGTCCCTTTGTCGTATTTTCGTATTGCCCGGCGGTTCAATTCGCTTTCCCAATTTTTCACAATCGGTCGAATTGTGTGCTGCAAAAACTCGATTGACTGGTGTTCGATATTGTTATTTGTGCTTCGCTCCAGGTCTCCAATTAAGTGAAGCGGAACGCCGTAAAAACGTGCAACATCCTGAATAGTCAACTTTGCGCTTTCTATAAATTGCGCGTCTTTTGGTGAAATAGCCACCTGTTGAAACGCCGCGCCGCCCTGTAATACACCAATGCTTCCGGTGCGTTTGTAGTCCCTCATCACGGTTAACATTCCTTCGCGTATCGCTTGCACCTGCTTATCGTTCAACATTTGTTGAGACGTTACAATACCCTTCAATCCTCCACCATTTTCGTACATAGCAGACGCGTACTTATTGCTACTTATCGCCATGCCGATCGTATCCCGCGCCGCGCTCAATGGCGACTTACCTACCAACCCATCCTCTGAAAAGTTTTTCAGGTGCAACACCTCCCCGGCGGTCAAAACCCCGTTAAAGTCTGCTGTAATTACCTGATAATATAGTTTACCCTTGTGGTAAAATGGCTGCACACAGTCGGGGTGTAGTATCTCAAATCTTGAGGCGTAACCGTACCTATCGGTATATATTCGGCTGTAATGGTTGCCGCGAAGTGATAAATGAAATTGCGCGGTTGACCGCCATGTATACGACGTGTAAAGGTCATTTGGTTCGATTGTGACGGCATACGCTTCCGGGCTTTCTATAATTTCGAGAATGTCGCGCCCGTCACGCTGGTACATTCCAAGCGACAAAGACGCAACGGTACGGGACAATAAGGCGCAACAAGCGTAAACAGCGGAAACGGTCATCGCGGTTTCAGCGTTGACGTTTACCCCGGCTACCTCTGTACCGTTAATCCATTCAGCATACCACTGCTCTGGCGTCAACATTGCGCGCTCCTCCGTTACAGGTTGAACCGCTTTACTACCGCTAAAAAACTGTGATATTCCGCTGATTAAATTCATTGTCACAAAGTTGCGGCAAAAAACCCGCCAAACCATCGAAAAAAGTTGACAAAAAAAATGGGCTACGTCATTTCGACGCGGCCCAAAAGCAAAGAAGTGAAAAAAAATATTACCTGTGTTTTATCTTTCGTTTTCGATTGTTGTAGCAAGCTGACCTGAACGAGTGCCAGCAAGAGTAGCGAAATTTGCCATATTCTCCAATGTGCCAGCGTTCGGCCTCGATATAGGCTCTGATCGGCCTATCGTGCGGGTCTAATTTAGACACAAATACGGCGTAAAATTCAGAAAAACGTTTTGTGTGTTTGCTCATAAAAGTGTGAAAATTGACTTGCCATAACTTTGAATCTCACCGTACTTTTGCGCCCATTGCCCCAACGCCATCACCAGCGCGACCGCGCTGTCTACTTTATCTTTAGACTTTCCTTTGTCTATTTTTATATTTTCGTCCTGATCGGTTTTGATTGATACGTTAGATACCGCCCACCTCAAAATGGGGTTGCCCCCGTGATTTATTTTCTCCTGCATTGCCAGCCGTTCGAGTTCCTTTGTTGGTGCTGAAATTACCGACATCCTTTGGCTGAATTGCTCCATCATTACACCTTCATCCTGCAAGTCGATAACTAATTGCGAAGAATTGTAAGGGTCATAAGCGATACTATGCACATCAAAGGTAGCACAATCCTGCAAAATAGCCTTTTGGATGTAGTTGTAATCGGTGACGTTTCCAGGTGTCAAAATTAAAAATCCTTCCTCTGCCCATTGCAAATAGGGTACGCCATCCAAACGTGTACGCTTTACCGCTGTTTCTTCCGGGCAAAATACGCGGGTAATGACGTGCGGCGTGCCGTCCTCGTCTTCCGGCGGGAATATCAAAACGTAAGACGCTAAATCGGAACGGGTTGCAAGGTCAAGACCACCGAAACAAAGTTTCCCGTTTAGTTCGGATTCTTCAAATGATACCGACGCTCTCATCCATACGTCGTCAGGTATCCACGTTTTGTGCGCCCGTAACCAAATGTTTAGGTTTTTAGTTTGGAAATTTGATACGGCTGTGCTGCCCTCTGCTAACGCCTTGTTGTATTCCCGGTTCAAGTAGTCGAGCG